TAGCCTACGCCTGGCATTAATGCAGGCTGTAAGTTAAAAATTCTGTAATCAGGCATACTTCCTAGTCCTTGCCCACCGCCATAGGCTTCTTGACCTATAGGAATTTTAATATCTTGATCTCTTTGATTTTTTAAGTAATTTAGTAAAGCCAGTTGTCCTAAAGGAGAATTAACTACATCACCTACTCCACTCATAATACCTTGAGCTTTGTTTTTTCCTTTTTTACCGCCAACAAAACCTAAAATAGTATCTAGCAAAGTTGGTTCCCCAAATTCAAGTTCTCCAAATTCAATTTCTTCTGGATATAAATCAGGATAAAGTTCTTTTAAATAATTTGTAGGATCTCCTAAACTATCAGGGTTCCATTCCCATACGTCGTTAGGATCTGTTGGATCAAAAGGATCATAAGAAAAATCAAAAGGATCGTCTAAGTTTTCTTGTAAACCTTTTATCCAATCTCCAGAATCAGCAAAATATTGATCGTAATCCCCCGAAAAAGATGGAGCATCTGTATCAAAAATATCATCAAACACCATATTATCGGGATTAAAGCTAAAGATTCCCGCAGTGCTAGGATCATAGGAAAAGTCTAGATTAAGAGTATCATCTAGGTCTTGTTGTGCCTGTTTTATCCAACTATCATCACTAAAATCAAATTCATCTGCCATAGTATCTCCTATAATATCTCTTTTTTTATTCGTTGTCTTGCTTGTTAGAAGCGCCAAAGTAGAAAGATATGATAGCACTTGCTAACCCACCAAGGTAGCCTAATACAAGGTTTATCAATGCTTCTGAGTTTTGCTCTGGGGGTTGAAGAGTTACTAAAAATATATACCCCATAAACCCTCCTACAACAGATACACCTATTATTCTAGCTGTCCAATCTTTAGAAAATCTAGATCTAGCGTCTTGTACATCTGCTGTTTCTAATGCAAACAGATCTATATCAAGTTCTTTCATCTTTATTTCAAAATCTGTTTCTACTTTCTTTAGTTCTGCTAATTGCTCAGGAGTAGCTGCTTCCATTGCTTTTTGTATTTTCTTTGGCTCAGGATCACATCCTAATACCTCTGAAATCATATTCGCAGCCATACCACCCATAGGACCACCTAAAGCGGTTCCTATAGTTGGGGCAACTGTTCCTACTAACGTTTTTAATATACCTAGTTTCATTAACACTTCCACCTTCTGCGCGCTTGCCTAATTCTTGAATTAGGATTATTTCTAGTTTTAGCAGAGCTTTTCTTTAACTGTCCCGCAGATCTTGCGCAATAAGATTTACGTCTTTTATCCGCTTTGCTACCTTTTTTAACTTTGCCTGTTACAGCTCCTTTTAATTTACTTCCAGGGTTTGCTCTACGATGGGCAGCAATACCTTTTTTGGTCATGCCCGCACCTTTCTTGGTAGGGCGGTAGTTACCGCCTTTACCAGTGGTTCTGCGTATAGCTTTTTGCCTAGCCATTATTTTTTCTTTCCTGTTTTCTTTTTCTTTTTAGGAAAGCCAGCTTGCATATTTTTGTATGCTTTTTTAGATATTGTAGATTTACTTTTAGGTCTACTAATACCTTTTTTCTTTCTAGCGTTTATATTTGCGTATAATCCTCTTTTAGCCATTATGGTCTCCTTAATGATTTTTTATAGTTTGACACTGTTTTATTTTTAATAGGTTTTATTTTAACTTTTTTAATTCTTTTAGCCATTATACATTTTTTCTTTTAATCTAATTGCTCTATCCCCAACTTGCGTTGCCCATTTAGAATCTAACATCTCAACACCAGCAGTTTCCCAATCTTCTTTTTTAACAGCTTCTAAAAATTTTTTAAATTTACTAAATCTAGGATAGCCTAAGTTAAAACACATGTTTGCTAAAACACGTTGTCTAACATTACCTAATCCTCTCCACCACGGAAGATTTTTATCTAATTCAGAACAAACAATATCTATGTCATTATTTAAACATTCTCTAATTCTAGCATCTGATACAGGTGTACCTACAGGTTTTCCAAATTCAGGATCGTGTTCTAAAATTAAATGTCCTACTCCAAAAGTTGCAAGTCCTAAATGATCTTCATAAATTTCATCAATAAAACCTTCATCAAATTTTAACTCTTCTATTAGTTTGTTTCGATCCATCATAGTATTTTTATCGTTGTTGCTCCATTTGTTGATACTGATAACTCTCCTAAACCAGTTACTCCTTCTACTCCTCGTTCTGTTCCTACATATAGATTGACCCATTGTTTACCATTCCAAAGTTGTAGTTGATTTGTTGAAAGATTCCAAATTATATCTCCTGCTGTAAATTTATTTTCATTCCTTTGTGTTTCATTAACAGATAACGTTGCATCAACATCTACCTTATTTAAACTTAATTCTAATACTCTTACTAAACGATTGAACGTTTCGGGAGACAACTCCCCTATAGCTACAGGCAATCGCGTTTCTAAAATTTTTGCCATTATCTTCTACCATTTGGTCGCACATCCATACGCATAGCACCAACTCTAAACCCAACTCCCGATCTGGAACCTAGTGAACCATCATCGTCTGATTCAATTCTAAGAGCAGCTTGTCTTGCTCTAAGCCTAGCATCTATTTTTGTAGTTGTAGCAGTGCAAGTGCTTGTTAAATCAGTAGATAAACTTTCTCCGGGATAGTTTCTTTGTTTTAAAATAACATTAACAGTTTGTCCACTTCCTCCACTTCCTGTAAATTTAATATCTGGAATAATTCTGTTGATAGATTGAAATTCTTCTCCGTTGCCCAATGCAAAATCACTAGACTCTATAAATACGTTATCCATTGGTAAACCATCAGCATCATTACCTGTCTCATGGTTATACAAATAACCTACATCACTTGTTGTGTAAGACCCTATGGGACTATCAAATATGCCTTCGTCTATCCAAGATGTTCTGTTTAATTCACCTATGCTCCATGCTCCTTCTTCATAATTAAGCACAACGTATTTACTAATTGTTGTTTCCCCTGTTACGCAATAAAACCAACCTACTTCATCAAATTCTTTATTTAAAAACCCAAATACTTGGAAAGACTGCCCTTCGTTTAGATCACTAAATACATAGTCTTGTACTGTACAAGGAATGTCTTGAACAGCTCCGTTGTATGTATAAAAACCTTTTTTATCCATCCAAAATATACCTTTTGGAGTATTCACGGCCGCATTAGGTCCAATAAGTCCTACCCCTTCGTTTACTAGATTAACTCCAAAAGTAAAAGGCTGACCGACAAAGGTCATTGAATAAAGAGATGTGTCTGTCCAAACTAATGTTTCTTGTCTGGCTCTAATAGCTCCAATAATTTGAGAACCAGCCGATAGTCTAAAAGATCCAGCTGTATTAGTAGATAGTGGTTCCCATTGAGCAGCATTTTCTTGGTCACTCCATGCAATAAACATTGGATCTATTGCTCCTGTTCTAGAACTTCCAGAAATAGGGTCGGCTCCAAAACAAATAACGTGTCTATCTATATCACTAACTAAAGTCTGTAATGCTACGGTAGGTGTTAAATTTGCTCCACTTAATGAGCTTAATGCAACGGCTCTATCTGTGCCTAATGTTTTAGCGCTAGTGTCCCAATAATAAATTCCACTTGCTCTTACATTTATAATTAAATCTTCACCAAAATTATCATGTGACCATAACCTTAATTGATTGTCTGCTGTTATTGCCGTTGAAGAACCCCAAGTACCTGCACCCCAAGTACCTGCACCCCAACCTGTAGACTCTACATAAGTATCTAAGCCTACGTTGATTTGATACGCACCAACTACAGAACTACCACCATTACCACTATCACTAGCGTTTGCTGTAACTGTTGCCCCGGAGGTGTCTTTAGCAGTAATAGTGTAAGAATTACTATTTACTATTGTTGCTATTTGGTATTCTTGATTTAAAACAGCAGCAGTGACTAAACCACCTAAAGTGGCAGCACCGCTAAAGGTTACAAAATCATTGGTAAATGCTTCATGACTTGAATCTGTTACCGTTATCGTAGAACTACCGTTAGTAGCAGAAAAAGTAACATCACCAGCAGAAGTAGTTACTCTTAAAGGAGTAATATC